GGCCAGCATCGACGACATCTACGAGGCCTTCAAGCCGCTCAAGAAGCACGCCGAAGAACCTCTCCGCGACTTCTACGGCAAGTACCGCAAGCTCGCGAAGCCGACCGGGCTGGGCTATCCGGGCGGCCTGATGCCGCGTACCTTCGTGGCCTACGCCAAGAAGCTCTACCAGTTGGTCGTCGATTTCGAGACGGCCAAGCTGCTCCGCGAGGTCTGGTTGCAGGTCTACCCGGAGATGGAACTGTACTTCGATTGGCTCAAGGCCAACTGCGAAGACCGTCGCAACGGTCCAGTGATGCGGAAGGTCAAGCGGAAGGTCGAGGGCGAGATCCGCGAGGTCGAGATCGAGTCGCCGCAGTACGCATACACCTCGCCTCTCGGTCTCCACCGGGCAGGGTGCTCCTTCACGGAGGTCGCCAACGGGGTCGGACTCCAGTCCCCCAGCGCCGATGGCGCGTTGATCGCCGTCTTGAACACCGTCCGAGCCTGCTACGACACCAGCTTGTCGAGCATTCTTCTTGACGACGCCCTCGGAGTGCGGTATCGTCCCATCGCATTCATCCACGACGAGATCCTCGGCATCGTCCGGATGGACGAGAACACGCACGAGTACGCCGAGGAGGTCGCCCGCATCATGGAAGAGTCCATGAGGCAGGTCTGCCCGGATGTCACCATCAGGACGGACAAGGCGCTGATGCTTCGTTGGCATCGGGACGCCGAGCCCGTGAAGGGACCGGACGGGCGCATCGCACTTTGGACACCCAAGACGGAGGACTGAACACCATGAGCAAGTCGAACAAGGCACGAACGAAGGCCCCGAAGAAGAACATGACCCGCTTCAAGCCCAAGCCCCACGGCATCAAGGTCATCGACGGCGACGAGCCGAAGACCAAGGCCAAGACCGCGACCGCCGCCAACACCAAGGCCGCCAGCAAGGTCCCCGCTCTCGTCGAGGGCGAGGTCGGCAAGTCCGCAAAGCTCAAGCTCGTGACCCGTCGGGGCCGCACCAGCCGGTTCGCCGCGGTCATCGAGAAGATGCGGACCCTCAAGGAAGGCGAGCACGTCCTGATCCCGTGCCCGAAGGGCAAGGACGGCCTGCCGAACACGCGACCCGTCAACAACATGCTCTGGGTCATGCGTCGGCGCTCCGGCGTCACTCCGCCCAAGGGCTGCGTCTTCCAGTCCCGCACGACCGAGGACGGCAACCTCGCCGTTCTCTGCGTGAAGGAGAAGGACAAGAACAAGGTCTGACCGCATTCAAGCCGCGACTCCAGTGCCTCCCTCTCAACGGGCACTGAGGCTACATCGGACGACTGAGTCACTCTAGTCCGGGGGTCAGGGGCGATCTGTAAGACAGGCACCGAGCCTACGAAGCCCCAACGGTGACAGCCGGGAGAGACCGGCATTCACGGTCCAGCCGCATCCTCGCAAGGCTGAACGTCGGGAAGATGCAACCGGCGTTGGCAACTCTGATGCAGCCGTGTCGCCGCCTTGGGCGATCTCGGAGAAAGGTGACGGCCGGGAAAGACCGGCACGCGAATGCAGGACTGGTCTACATCGTTTGGGACCACGACTAGTCCAACTTTGTCGCTGACGGCCGGGAAAGACCGGCACTTGGCGGGGTAGAGCAGCAGGAAGCTCGCCGGTTTCATAAGCCGGAGGTCACTGGTTCGATTCCAGTCCCCGCTATTGACGGAACACCAACAGAAAGGACAACATGCCGCTTTACGTGATGAAGATCAAGGGCAAGACCTCCACCTACAACAGCCAGAAGGCCGCCGAGAAGGCTCGCGGCAAGGGCAAGGCGAAGATCGTGCCGTACTACAGTTCGAGCGAGGTTCAGGTCCTGACCGACGAGGCCGCCCGTCAGGCGGTCAAGAAGTACGTCACCGGCAACCCCAACTCCGATTGACGACAGACCACGGGGCCGATCCGGAATCGACCTCTCGCACGAGACGCACGTCGCAACCCGAGAGAAGTCTGCTAGCTCTCGCCAACAATGCAGGCAACAACAACTGCCAACACTAACGAGCAGTCCGATTCGTTCAAGTTCCCGGTTCGCCGGGAAGCCGTCCGTCTGGCGGCCTAATCAGACAAGACGCCCGTAGCCGGGCTGGGCTGGAAGGGGCGCATCCTCACGCACCTCAAGCCGAGACCAACTGAGGGGATGGTTGTGGTGACGGACGGAATCGACGGGAGAGACGGGGGTTCAAGTCCCCCCGGCTCCATTACCTCGGAGAGACTACAGATGCCCAAGAGCCAGATCACACTAGCCGACATCGAGGCCGACCGAAAGGCGTTCACGAAGGCATGCAAGCCGCTCATGGCCTACCTTCGCCGACGAGAGCGAAGTCATCACCCTCACGTCAAGGTCATTGTCGAATCAGATTGTGCTGAACTCGTCTCGGGTGAGATCAGACTCACCGAGATGCAGATGCGCGACTGACACGGATTCCTCGCCAGCCGCCGAAACGCTGCGAGGGCGTACTGCGGGGCCGTGCAGGATTAGATACCCTGCACGGCCTCGTTCAATACCAACACACGAGACCAACATGGCAACGATCATTCATCTGATGGGACCGACGTGCGCCGGGAAGTCCACCATCATCAAGGCGATGATGGCCCACGACAGCGAGAGGTGCGGAGCGGTCGAGGTGGGCAAGATGCTCCGCGCCAAGTACGGCGAGGATCACTTCAAGGGACAGGCCGCCCCGGAGCACACGCAGGACGAGGCGTGGCAGATGTATCAGGACGGCGTCCGACGCCAGATCGACGAGGGGAAGCTCCTCGTGCTCGTCGATGGCCAGCCTCGGGAACTCAAGCAGGCCACCGGCATCCTCGAACTCTGGAAGGACCATATGGTCCTGTTCATCCTCGTCCATGCCCGGCACGAGGTCCGCGAGGCCCGAGCGCGTGCGGAGCGTGACGGCAGCAACCTCGATCTGACGGTGCAGCGTCTCAACAACGACTACAAGAACTGCTACATCGTCATGGCCGAACTGCTCAAGGCGGGCAGACGCATCGGGGTGGTGGACACCTCCGACATGACCAACGTCGATGCCGCCGTCGAGCAGATCGCCCGGATCTTCGTCAAGGACGTCTTCGGATGACGGAAGACCATCAGTGGAGATACTGCGGCATTGACCCGGACACGTCCACGTGCGCCGTCGGGTTCGTGGACGTCTGGAAGGTCGGGAACCAACTGCACGGCCGCATCCACAACGGATGGGTGGAGAAGCCGACCCTGACCTCGACCTACGTGAAGTGCCATCACCTAGGCTTCCGGCTCGATCCCGTGTTGCAGATGAAGCTCTCCACCTGCGACGGCATGGCCATCGAGGGGCAGGATGTCATCCGGGGCCACACCAAGAACCCGGCCGACATCATCAAGCTCGCTCAGGTGGCCGGATTCTGGGCCGCCCAGAGACGCGGCAACGCGACGGTGCACGTCCCCGAGCCGAAGGAGTGGAAGGGGCAGGTGCCCAAGGGCGTGCATCACAAGCGACTGTGCGCGATGCTGGGGCTCAGGTCGAAGACGATGGGCGGCAAGCATCCGTACGAGTGCCCCCTCAACGACGACGGAACCCCGAGGGTCAATCTGGGCAACGGCATCGTCCCGTCCGACTGGAAGCACCTGCTCGACGCCTTCGGCTTGGCCATCTGGTTGGCCGAACTGGCCAGAGGGACGTCGATCCAGTGGGGCAGGAACACGACCTCTCCCGCGGCGAGATTCTCTCTTGACACCATCGCACGATGATGCGACATTCGTGCCTGCGAGTCTGAGCCCTCGCCCCTCTCTTCGACAACGCCCCGGTCTCGACCGGGGCGTTGTGTTTCAGAACTTGACCTTGATCGTTCCCCGTTTCCTCCGCAGAGGCCCGAGGGAGTCGATGACATGCTGCGAGAACTTCTTCGCCACGACCTTACCGGCCTCGGCCGAGAATCCCCGCATGCCGTCCTCGTTGTCGAAGAACCTGTTGGGCCTCATGGCCTCGGTGACTCGCTTGGTGACGATCAGCTTGCCCAGAGCGAAGTCCGTGCGGAACTGGTCCTTGGTCAGCCTGCGCGTGTCCTTCAACCGCTTCTGCCGCACGCCGTCTTCGAGCCGGGGATCTTCTAGCGGATTCTTGTACCAGACCAGCCAGCGGGCGGTGCGCACGCCGAACGGCCCGCGGCCGTCGTGGACGAACAGCGCCCAGTAGTAGGGCACGTGGACGTTGCTGTTGCCGGGGCTCGATCGCGAGACCCTCACCTGCAACGAGTCCGCGAGGTGACGCGAGCCGAAGCCGGAGCCGTTGCCGAACCGCACGCGGGGCTCGGCCTTGTCCCGCGCCATCTCCGCGAGGGTGCGGGCGACGTCGATCAGGAAGAGGCTGTCGGCCCGGCCGGTGCTCATTGCTTCACGCCCTTCGAGGGATCACGCCCCTCCGCCGCGGCCGCCTGAGGCGACTGGCGCATGCGGGCGACCGTGTCCATCGTGCCGATGTCGATCTCCTCGGTGATCTTGGCCAGCGCGAAGTCCTCCATCGTGAGCCCCAGCCCGGCCTCCTTCGAGCCGAGCGTCTTGCCGAGCACCCGCTGGATCAGCCGCTGCTTCGGGCCGACGTACATGATCTGGAACAGTTGCAGCGATTGCGGCGTCTCGTTCACGCCGCCGAGCTTGCCGGGGATCAGGATGCCCGCGAGGAGCGGGGGAACGCCGTGGGCGGTGACGATGGTCACGGCCGAGCTTTCCCACGTGCTCGTGAAGCCGTCGTCGCCCTTGGTCTCCATCGCCAGCTTCTCGACCTGCAACGTGGCCCCGGTGATGCCGATGTTGATGGCCATCGTCTTGTGGGACTTGCCCATGCCGATGTTGGCCTTGAGTTGTGCCTTGATGGCGTCCCAATCCTCCTTCGGTGCCTTCGCGCCCATGATCGCGAGGATGAACTCCGGCACGCCGCGGTTGAGGAAGAAGTCGAACTTCCACTGGATGAGCATCGAGACCAACTCAAGCACCGGCACGGCGCGCAGCCAGTCGGGGTAGCCGAACCACTCGTTCAGCGAGGTTGGCTCCCGGAACTCGATGATCTCGTGGATGCGACCCTCGACGGGGCCGACCCCAGCGCTCGCGAAGCCAGCGTCGCGGCATCGCTTCGTCTCGCCCCACCGAGCCCATCTCCGCTCCGACCCGATCCCGTTCTGGTCCTTGATGATGAAGTGGTAGTTCGATCCGTCCTTCTCGACGAAGGGCATGGGCTTCTCGCTGCGCACCTGATACAGACCGACCACCGCTCCGTCGATGCCGTCGCGGATCGCCTCGAAGTACCCGTCCCCGGTCTGGAAGAAGTCCTCGACGGTCGAGGTGATGAGGTCGGCGAAGCTGTGCTTGCAGACCGGGTCGAGCGCCTTGTCGGCCTTCGACTCCTTGAACTTCTTCTTGACCGACAACTGCATCCCCTGCTGGGCCGCAGGATCGGCCGCCGTCTGGGAGTGCTCCTCGATCTTCTCCTGACCGTCGAGGAAGCCGAGCCCGACGGTGGCGGCGACCTTGGCCTTGATGCAGCGGGAGTGATGCGTGTTGGAGATGAGGAAGGTCTTGAGTGCGACCCTGTCGAGCGGACACGCGACCTCTCCGCTCGGCATGGCGGTGCCCGAGACGGCCTCGGCCTTCATCATCTCGACCATCGCTCCCTTGCTGATCTCGCGGTACAGCGGGACGTGGTCGGAGCCGATCATCTGCTGGAACAGTTCGCGAACGTCGTCGGGCATCGCGATGGGGTCGGAGACGACAGCGGTGCTGGTCATGGGATATTTCCTGCTATGGGCATCATGCCGGGCTAGATAAGGGTCTTGCACGCGGTTCCGGGAAGGTACTGTACCTCGCATGGCTCGCCGACGCATCACAAAGGCAGTGATTGACTTCATCTCGCTGGTCCCCCGAGGGGCCAACAAGATGCCCGTCATCTACAAGGCCGACGACAGCACCCTCGAACTCGCGACGCTGTTCAAGGCCAGCGACCGTTTCGACGACAACGGCGAGGTGACGGCCATCGTCTATGCCCCCGAGAAGGTTGACTCGCAGGGCGACATCGCCAGTGCCGAGGTCATCAAGGACGCGGCTCACGAGTTCATGCGTCGGGGAGGCGGGATCGACATCCGCCACGACGGCGTGAAGCTGGACAAGACCAAGGCCTTCGTCGCCGAATCGTTCATCGTCCAGAAGAACGATCCCCGGTTCGAGGGCGTCAAGGACTACGACGGAAATCCCGTTGACGTCACCGGAGCTTGGGCATCGGTGCTCAAGATCGAGGACCCGGACCTCCGCAAGAGGTATCGGGACGGAAACTGGAACGGAGTCTCGATGGGCGGCAAGGCCGTCGTCGAGGCCATCAAGGGTGATGACATCGCCGAGAGGGCCATCACCAAGCTCGCTGAACTCCTCGGCATCACCACCACGCAGAAGGAAACCGACATGGACGCCAACGAACTCAAGAAGGCCCTCGAAGCCAACAACACGACCCTCGTGGCCGCGATCACCGCGGGCATGACCGGGGTCGCCAAGGAAATCGCCACCGCCCTCAAGGGCGAGGTGAAGACCGATCAGCCCGCGAAGAAGACCGAGGCCGATCTGGAGAAGGAAGCCCGCGCCAAGGCCAACCCGAAGCCCATCATGAAGGGCTCGTGGAACAACCCCGAAGACGTCGAGGCCCACCAGAAGAAGATCGAACTCTGGAAGATGCGCAACGACATGGACCCGGAAGACCCCGAATCGGTCGCCGAGTACCAGCAGAAGCTCGCCGAGTTCATCGAGGCCAACGGTCCGAGCGAGGAGGCGAAGAAGTCCGCGGGCCGGGCCTCGTCGGGTCAGGCCTCGAACGGGGCCGGTGACGCCGGGGGCGACAACAAGTCCAAGGGTCCGCGTCTCGTCGGTCTCGACAAGGGCGACGGCTCCGACGACGAGACCGACGTCCAGAAGGCCCTCGACGCCGGAAGCCGCATGGCCAAGCTGGCCAACGCCAATCGCGGCTACGCAACCGCCTGACGCCAACATCGTCGCGTAGGGCTCAGAAGATCCTCTCCCCAAGCAACCTCACGAGGCAAACCTCATGGCATACGTTCCGACCGAATCTTTCGTCAGCACCGCTGGCCGCGGCAGCGCCAAGCGTGTCTGGCCCACGTCCATCCAGCCGAAGACCTTCGCGTCCGGCTCCGGCACCATCGCGGCGGGCACCCCCGTCGCCTACAACACCTCCCTCAACCAGTGGGTCCCGTTCGTCAACGCCGGGGCCAACGGCGCTGGCACCTGCAAGGGCATCGCTTGGCCGGACGCCATCGTCCTCTCGGCGGGCGGCGAAGTCATCGGTCAGGTGATGATGGAGGGCAAGATCCACTTCGACGACATCGTCATCGCGTGGACCAACGTGCTCGCCAACATCCAGACGATGGCGCGGAGCGGACTCCGCGACATCGGCATCCTCGTCTACGGTCTCGATCAGGTTCGCTGATCTCGGAGACGACCGTCCGCAAGAGCTAGTCGCCCCCGAAACAAGGACCAATCTCCATGAGCGCATTCTCTCCTTCCCTCAAGTGGGCCACGTTGACCGCAGCGGTCAACGAGATGAAGTCGCCCAACGTCTTCCTGAACCGCCTCTGCTTCTCCAACCGCCAGACCGTCCCGACCGAGGAGATCGAACTCGGCCGCTTCGACAAGGGTCGCGAGATCGCCCCCTTCGTCAAGCGCAACGGCGAAGCGGTGATGGTCGCCGGTCACACCGAGTCGTTCCAGACCGTCAACGGGCCGAACATCCGCCTCAAGCGGCCGTTCACCCCGAGCGAGCTTCTGTTCAACCGTCGGCCGGGCACGGTCGTCTACGCCAAGGCCAACGACGTCGTGTCCGCGGCCGAGGCGCATATCGCCCGTGACATGCAGGTGATGGCCGACTACGCGGCCAACGCCGAGGAGTACCTCGCCGCGATGGCGCTGCGGGGTCAGATCGCCTACACCGCGACCGATGCCGAGGTGTACCAGATCACCTTCCCGCGTCCGGCCGGTCACAACATCACCCTGTCGGTCTTCTGGAACGACGCCGACCTCAGCCTGCCCAAGCCGCTCAAGGACATCCACGCGGTCAAGCGGCTGATCTCGGACGAGGTCGGCATGCAGGTCACGGACGCCATCTGCGGCACCGAGGCCTCGGACGCCCTCCGCATCCTCGCGGAAGCCGGGAAGATCATCGTCCTCGGCATGAACGGGTCCAACATCGACGCTGGCACCCTGACCTTCATGACGCAGTTCCGCGACGACGGCGTCATCTTCCTCGGCACCCTCGCGAGCGTGCGATTCTGGGAGTACGGCCGCACGGCCCTGCTCAACGGCGTCTCCACCGCGATGGTCCGGGCGAAGTACGTCGAGTTCATCGCCACCGGCGCTGCCGCCGACCGCGTCATGTACTTCGCGGCCATCCCCGACATGAAGGCCTTCAAGGGCCGTCTGTTTCAGTCGGAACGCTTCGCGAAGTCGTGGGAAGAGGACGATCCGTCCCGTCTCATGGCCCTCATCCACACCCGCCCGCTTCCGGTCCCGCGTCGGCCCGGCGCGACCGTGTCGATGAAGGTCGTCAGCGGCTAAGCCCCCACGCGCACGGCGACGAGCCGTGATTCTCCCGATCCCCCGGCGCGGTGTGAGCGACCGCGCCGGGGGCTTGCTCAAGACCCCGCTCACCATCGAAGGACTGAGATCCATGAGACGAAAGATCAACGAGAAGCATGCAGGGAAGATTTACCGCCTGTCCCGTCTGGGCACCGTGCTCGACGCGGACGGCAAGTACCTCCACCTCACCGACGACGGCATGGAGGTCTCCCGCAACAAGCGGTGGAGTGCCGACGAGCTTGACGCCCGAGGCGTGAACATCGACGACTGCGTCCAGAACGGCTACCTTCTCCGGTCGGCCGAGGAGTCGGACGAGCAGGTCGAGGAGGCCGCGATCCCCGGCAACCCCAAGCCCGCTCCGATCAAGATGGACGACGAACTGACCTCGAAGAAGGTCGGCGGCGGTCCGAGCCTTGAGGAAGTGGCCAAGTCGGCCGGTCGCGAGGTCCGCACCTCGATTCAGGACGTCGATCCCTCCCTTCTCGGCGACAAGACCCTCGACGACCTCAACGCGATGGCGGCCGAGCGGGGACACCCCGGAAACTTCTCCGGCCCCGACGACGCGATCGCTTGGCTGACCTCCGACTTCAAGGGCTGATCCGACACCAACCCCTAGGCCAACACCATGCCCGGCGTCGTTCCAGTATTCGTCACCGACATCGACACCCTCAAGGCGATGCTGCGCCTCAGCAACGTCGCGAGGGACGATGCGGTGGCGATGCTGGAGTCGGCGGTCCGGGACGTGCGAGTCAAGCTCTACGACAGGCTGACCTCATCGGTCGTGGCCGCGGTCGCCGGTATCACCCATGCCGACAACCCGACCACGGCCGATCAGCTTCGCAGGGCCAAGGCCGAGGGGGTCGAGGTCAAGATGGTCCGCGTCGAACTGATGCGGACCATGCCCTCCTTCTTCCTCGAATCGCTGGGCTCGGTCCGGCGAGCGTGGAACGAGGAGGGCACGATGCAGCCCCTCGACCACCGCGACGTCCAGCGGATCATCGCCGTGATCGAGAGCGAGATCGAGAACGACATAGCGGCGATCGCCGGGGCCGTGGCCACCGACGACGCGGGCATACGGGCGGCCACGATCGACCCAGACGAAGATCCCCCGGCTCCGGGCTCGTCCGTCGTGCCGTACGGCACGGGGAGGTGCTGGTCGTGAGCAGCGTCAAGGGAGCCATCCAGTTGGCGCTGGGGCAGTTCGTCTTGGCCGGTCCGTTCTACGAGGCCGTCTACGACCAACGCACCGGATTCGTGAAGGCGATCGACCCCGACCTCGCGAGGAAGGTCAAGCCAGCCACGCTGGAGGTCAACGACGTCGAGTCCTCGTTCGTCACTGACTCCCGCTTCGGCCGAGACCTCCGATCCCGCCGCGACACGTGGACCTTCGAGGTCATCGCCACCTTCGCCAAGGAAGTCGATCTCTCCTTCTTCGAGGCGAAGGCCTGCAACGAACCCATCAAGCTAGCCCAACACAACGCCATCGCGCAACTCAGGAATGCTAGGTACAGCCACCCGACTCGATCAGGCAACGGGGGCGGCACCGAAGTCATCTTCACTTTCGACACCAAGGTCGGACACTGATAGCCGACAGATCCCCACGGAGACCCTCCCATGCCCGGACTCAACACCACTGGCCTTCCGCAGACCGGCGACTACAACCTCGGTCGAGGAGTCCTCTATGCAGGCACCCTCACCGGAGGCACCGGCTTGCCGAAGGAATACTTCGACCTCGGCAACGCCACCGAATTCAACCTGTCCGTCGAGACCGAGAAGCTCGAACACCAGTCGAGCCGTCAGGGCCTCAAGGTCGTTGACAAGGAAGCGACCGTCTCGCAGAAGGTGAGCCTCTCGTTCACCCTCGACGAGATCAACTTCCAGAACCTCGCGTCGTTCTTCCAAGGCACCACGGCCTCGCACACCAACGTCGCGGTCGCGGGCTTCGCCGAATGGACGATGATCCCGGCTCCGGGCGTCGTGCTCGGCCGCTGGTACGACATCGTGAACACCGCGGGCAATCGCGCCTACGACATCGAGTCGGCCAACCTCACGGTCAAGAACGGCACCACCAACGCCGTTCTCGTCCTGAACACCGACTACACCCTCGATCTCACGATGGGCCGCATCTTCTTCCTCTCGACGGCCACCGGCATCGCCGCGGGCGTCACCGTCAAGGTGACTTTGGCGGCCGACGTCGGCGCGGTCGGCGTGGACGAGGTCAAGACCCTGACCCAGACCTCCTCGGCGGTGGCCCTCAAGTTCATCTCCCAGAACCCGGCCAACTCCGACAAGAAGACCGAATACCAGTTCCACAAGGTCACTCTCAAGGCCGAGGGCGATCTGGCCCTCATCGGCGACGAATGGACCACGATGCCGTTCACGGCCGTCGCCGAGGCCAACGAGGCGGCCGACTCGGACAGCCCCTACCTGACCATCCGCTACCCGAAGGTCGCGTAACCGAACTCCCCTGACAACAGGGGTAGTCCTCCGAGGGGCTGGCCAGTATCATGCTGGCTGGCCCTTTTTCCTTGGCCAACGGAGGACTGCTTACATGACTTGGAATGCTCACCCGTGCTTCACCCCCACCTTCATCACCCATCGAGTCGGCGAGGAGGAGATCAAGTTCCATCCCGTGTCGTTGGGCATGATGTTCAGGTTGAAGGCGATCGCGACGCCTATCGCGAAGGCGATCACGACGTTGTTCTCGAAGAAGGACGAGGATACGACGAAGCGCATCGTCAGCCTCGCCAACGGCGACTCGGAGACGCAGATCGGAGCGGTGTCGCCGGAACTGGCCACGCTCCGCGAGACCCAGCAGGTCGAGGCGATCGGCAAGCTCGTCGAGACGCTGACCGATCCCGACACCCTCAAGGTGCTCGGCGAGGTCGTCATGGACTCGATGCGGGATCTCTTCCCGCCCGACAAGAAGCGGGAGTGGCCGCCCGTTCAGGAGTTCTGCAACTCCGTCCCCCTTCCGGTCTTCGGCCAGATGCTCATCGGCGTCTGCAAGGCCAACAAGGACGTGCTCGGCCCTTTGGGAGAAACGGTCAAGTCGGCGATGGGAAGCCGCTTGGCCGACGTGGTGGCAAAGGCAAGCAGCCCAAGCGCCACGCAGACGGGTGGCTGACGCTACAGGACCAGACGATCAGGGCCTCGATGCTCACGGGGATTCCGATCGCCGACATCCTGATGATGGACATGATCTCGTTCGGGGCGTTCGAGAAGGCCGTGGCCCGCATCGAGGCCCAACACAGAATCATCAGGGTGGCCGACCTTCGTCTGGCCGCTTGGGGCGACAAGGAAGGGATGAAAACCTTCCAGAAGACCACGATGGAGGAAGCCGAGAAGGGGCTCAAGGACCCTTACGGTGACGACTCCGACCGCATCCGCGCCGAACTTGGAAGGGGCATCTGATGAGCATCGACAAGGGCGGTCTCCAGTACAAGATCACGGTCGAGAACGACTTCGCCGCCCTTGGGACGTTCATCGCCCAGACCAAGCAGGCAACCGACGGGCTCCGCGCGCTGGCCGAGGCCGCGGGGCTCGTCGGCTCTGCCACCAAGGGGCTCCGCTCGGCTTCCACCGCCGCGGCGGCCGCAGCGGCCAAGGGCGCTGCCGCGAGCCGCCAGCATGCGAAGGCGGTGACGGAGGAGGAGGAGGCCGAGAAGAAGTACCAGAAGCGGCTCCGCGACGCCAACGTCGAGCGGATCATCGCCGTCAAGGACCAGAAGGCGCAGTTCGAGCTTGCGAGCAAGGTGGCCACCGCCCAACAGGCGGCCGCTCGTGCGGAGCAGCAGCTTTCCAAGGTCATCGAGGCCCGGACGAGGGCGCAGGAGGTGTCGGCCTCCGCCCAGCGACGGGGCATCTCGCTGACCGACGAGGAGAAGAAGAAGATCGGCCTGCTGAACGCCGAGCAGGCCAAGCTGTTGGCGTTGAAGAACCAGATGGCCGCGGTGAACCTCGCCAGCGGCAACGCGGCGGTCGCCGGGCTCGACGCCGAGACCGAGGCGCTGCGGCGTCAGGCCAAGGTCGCGAAGGAGCTTCGCGTCGCCGAGCTTCTCAAGGCTCAGGGGCTCGACGCGAGAGGTCGCCCGATACAGCAGCCGAAGGTGAAGCTGCCCCCGCCGCCGATCCCCGCGGCGACCACCACCGAGCAGGAAAAGAGCCTGAGCTTCTTCCAGAGGCTCAACTCCTTCCTGCTCAAGACCAACGAAAACGCCAACAAGACCAGCCTGACGTTCCGCAGGCTGTTCGGCATCTTCGCGGCGTTCACCGCGATCCGTCTCGTGGTGCAGGGGTTCCGCGAACTCGTCAGCGAACTCATCCGCTACAACGCCAACATCGAGCAGGCGACGCTAGGCGTGGCCAGCCTGTTCACGGCGGTGGGCGACGTCCGAGACGCGACCGGCGAGACCGTGACGGCCACGCAGAAGCTGGCGCTGGCGCAGGGTGAGGCCCGGCGTCAGGTCCAGTTGCTGCGTCGGGACTCTCTCCAGACCGCGGGCACGTTCGAGCAGTTGCTTGAGGCGTTCCAGACCGCCACCGCCCCCGGCCTCGAAGCCGGACTCAACGTGGACCAGATCCGCCAGTTCTCGGTGCGCATCTCTCAGGCGGCCGCGGCGATCGGTCTGGCGCAGAACCAGTTGGCGGAGGAGATCCGCTCGATCCTGCAAGGCACGATTCAGGCACGGACGACCCGCATCGCCGTCGCGCTCGGCATCTCGAACGAGGACATCCGCAACGCGAAGGAAGCCGGTGTCCTGTTCCAGTTCCTCTCCGAGAAGTTCGCCGCCTTCGAGGAGGCGGGCAAGGTCGCCCTCGGCACCTTCAACGCAATCTTCTCGAACTTGCAGGAAGGCATTCAGCTTGTCCTGCAATCGGGCGGCCTTGAGTTCTTCGAGAAGCTCAAGGCGACGTTGCAGGAAATCTTCAACCTGCTCGTCGCTCAGGACCCGATCACGGGACTGCTGACGCCCGACCCTCGGGCCGTCGCGGTGGTGAAGGCGTTCGCCGACGCCCTGAACTCCGCCATCGACTCGGCGAAGGCGGTCGTGGCCAGCCTCACGTTCGACGACGCGGTCAACGCCGCCAAGGCCATCGGTAACGCCATCAAGCTCGCGGCCACCCTCGCCGTCGGGTTCGTGCGAGGCGTCGTCGCCGGTCTGCGGGACATCCAGTTGGTCGTCGGCCGGATCGCCAGCCTGTTCACGTCGAGCGACCCGAAGTCTCTCATCGACAACTCGGCGCTGATCCAGTCGGCCTCGCTGCTCGGCGAGGTCCTGACCATCGTCGTGTCCATCAACGCGGTGGTCGGCATCGTCAACGTGGCCGTCGGGGCGCTCTCGGTCATCCTCGGCACGATCTCCGTGATCCTCACGGTCATCACCGGGCTCGTCGCCACCATCTCGGCGCTGCTGGCCGTTCCGCAGGCCGTCGCCATCGCCATCCTCGCCATCCTCGCCGCGATCGTAGTGGCGGGCGTCGAGCTTGCCGTCGTGGCGGGTCTGATCGTCAACAAGTTCCGCGAGTGGATCGGCTCCCTGATCGGGGTCGAGTTGAAGTTCCTGTCGCTGGTCAAGCTCATCAAGGTGGGGCTCGTCAGCGCCTTCAAGCTGCTCGTCAACCGGGTGAAGGACGGATTCACCACGATCGTCGGCAGCATCTTCGCCGCCACCCTCCAGATCGTCCGCGACGTCACCTCGTCGGCCGTCGGTCTCATCGCCACCGTGCTCGAACTGCTGGGCAAGGTCAGCGACACCGCCGCGGGCGTCGCCGTCGAAGTGCGGAAGATGCAGCAGGAGAACAACAAGGCCTTCGACACCAAGATCGCGCAGGTCGTCGATGGCATCGACAAGGCCTCGGCCAAGTTCGCCACCGAGCGGGACCAGCTTGCGGCCGAGATGGCCAAGGGCATGCTGGAGGTGATCGCCGCGAACGAGCAGACGCCGACGATCGCGGAGTTCATCAAGAGCCAAGTCACCGAAGGGTTCGGCGCGGTGAAGGGCCTTCTCGGCGATCTGTTCAAGGCCCCCGACATCACCAGCAACATCACCGCTCCGCTGGCCGTCGCCTCGGAGGAGGCCACGACTCTCGTCTCGGCCTTCGAGAGCCTGCCGGGCATCGTCTCGACCTCACGCAAGGAGCTTGAGCGGAGCGTCGAGTTCACGAAGAGGATGCGCGAGGAGGCCCAGAACGCGGCCGACGAGTTCGACGCGGGAACGCGGTCGATCGGTCTCGGCGGCGAGGCCCTTCGCATCCGTCAGTTGGTGTTCAAGGCCGAGTCGGACATCCGCAAGGAGCAGGTCGATCTCGACCGGGAGCAGGGCAAGCTCACGGTGGATCGCGTCGCCGCGCTGAATCAGGTCCTCCAGAACGAGAGTCGCATCTCGAAGCTCAACGACGAGCAGCGGCGTCAGGTGTCCATCGCGGAGAACAACCTGCGGGACATCGCCGAACTGGAGCGTCAGCGGGCCGAGGCGATGAACCGCGTCTCGATCGCGAGGCTCAAGGCCAATCAGGCCCTGTCCCAAGGCTTCACGGATCAGGTGGCCGCGGCACAGGCTCAGGAGGAGGCCGAGCGGTCCGCTCTCGACGCGATCGAGCAGCGGCTCTCCGCGACGAAGCTGACGGCAGACGCCATCCTCGAAGCCGCCAATCTCTCGAAGGAGGAGCGGGACGCCGTCATCCAAGCGACGCTGGCCCGCATCCAGACCACGGGACAGTTGAAGGTGATCGACGAGCAGTTGAACGGGGTCGCCGCGGATCGCATCGACCTCGAAAACCAGATCAACTCGGTGCTCAACGTGCGCCTGGCGCTGGCCGCACGCGAGGCCGCGTTCGCCGCCGAGCAGCAGACCCGCGAGACGCAGATCGGCCTGATCCGGGCCAAGGCCGCCGTCGAGGCGGAGTCCCAACTCAACAACGCCCAGAAGCGAGTGACCCTCGCCTCGGCCGAGCTTGCCGCCGCACAGGCCGAGATCGCCCTCGCCCGCGAGCAGCGCCAGAGGGAGGCCAAGGACCTCGACAACCTCATCGCCGAGCGTCAGCGGGTTCTGGACGCTCTGGAGGCCAGACGGGCTCAGGTGCCGTCAGGCTCGCCCGAGGAGCTTCGTACGGTCGAGCAGATCGCCAACGCCCAAGAGGCCCTCAACGCACTCACGGCCGCCCGTGAGGCCACCTACGCCCGCAACGCGGCGGCGGCCGACCTTGAGAACCAGCAGATCGCCCTCATGGCCATCGAAGCCGAGAGAGCCCGACTGGCTCTGGAGGAGCCCATCTCGTTCGGCTTGAAGGAAGGCCTTCGGGAGTTCGTCGGAGACGCCCTCGACCTCTTCACCAACTTCAAGCAGATCGTCGTCACCCAACTCAACGACCTCGCGAGCCTCATCTCGTCGTCTCTGGTCGATGCCTTCGACCCGTCATCGAACGAGAGCTTCCGCGAGCGGTTCCGCCAGTTCCTTCTCGGCTTCGCCAAGGCCGTCATCGAGATGCTCGTGAAGATCGCCATCGCCAAGGCCATCCTCGGTCTGGGCTTCCTCAGCGGAGGAGGTTCCGTCGGAGTCGGTCTGGCCGAGGGCGGTCCGGTGGCCCATCCGTTCAAGAAGGCGAAGGGCTTCGCCCGAGGCGGCAGCCTGAGCGAAGGCAACACCGGCCGCGTCGGCACGCCCCTCGGAACAACCAACGCCTTGGCCAACAGCGCCGTCGCCGCACTCCGTCCGGCATCGCTCGACCCCAAGGACACGATCCCGATCTGGGCCGCGAAGGGCGAATGGATGATGCGGGCCAAGGCGGTGTCCCTCTACGGCATGGACGTGATGGCCGCGATCAACGACATGATGGTCGATCCCACCGTGCTCCGCGCAGTCACCGGCATCGGACGTCGAGGCCGCACGTACCGCTCGACGACGAAGACCGGCTTCGCCACGGGCGGCCCGATCCGGGGCGGCGGATCTCCTCAGGTGTCCGTCGGTGCCAGCGGCAAGCAGGCTCCGGTGCCTGCGGTGCTCGTCGCCAACGAGGGCACCATGCAGCAACTGATCCGCGGCGGCGAGAACACCCTGCGTCAGTTCATGCGGGACAACCGAAACATCCTCCAAGCGGGCCGATGATCCATGACCGTCACAGCCTCTAATCTCGTTCCGTTCGACGGCACCCCGACCATCGACGGCCTGTGGGCTCCTTCGGTTCTCTTCCTGCCTGACTGGAAGACGCCCATCGCGGAGTCGATCAGCTACCTCACCACGGTCGAGAAGTCGAGGCTCGACGCCGAGCAGCGTTTCGGTCGCACGGATAAGCCGCAGCGATCGCTTCGCTACACGCTTCGCTCCTACTCCTCTGCGGCCGCGCAACAGATCCGTGCGCAGATGCTCCGCATGGGCACCGCACGGTTCCCGTGCCCGCTCTGGCCCGACAAGACGAGGCTCACGGGCAAGCCGGACCCGGACTTCACCGCCTACTCCGGAGACTTCCTCGACCGTCGATTCCAGCCGGGAGGCTGGGCGGCGATCGTCAAGGAGGGAGGCTCGGAAACCGGCCGCTACGTCCTCCGCAAGATCCTCTCGGTGACGAGCACCCTGCTCACGCTGGACGGCGACCTTGAGGAGACCTACGGGCCTCCGTCGGTCGGCTTCAAGTACGCCAGCACCTCGTCCACGGGCGGCACCATGCTGGGCTCGACGGTCTTCGCTCTGGCCAAGGGCCAGTCGGTGTTCCTGACGTTGGTCTCGAAGTCAACCTTGGCCAACGCGGTGTCGTCGGTCAGGATCAGGAACATTCACACCCAGAAGACCCTCACCGTGACCTCGTTGAAGGTCGTGGACGTCTCCAAGTCCATCACCGGGACGCGATTCAACTTGGCCGTCGTCGCCGGACTGCCGGACCAGACCTCGGAGGTCTTCGGCGCGTGCGTCGTCGAGTGGTTCGTCTCGGGAGGCACGCACTCCGACATCAACCACTCGACCGAGATCCTCGACGGCACCCATCAGGTCGAGACCGTCCAGACGTTCCTCTCCGACGACACCGCAGGCGGTCCTACCGTCAACGCCATCGACTTCAATCCGGGCAGGGTGAACTCGAAGGTCATGGTCCTCCATGCGGTGTCGGCGTCTTCGGGCAGCTTCGCCATCTACTCTCCGGGCACCATGCTCGTCGAATCGACGACGACGTCGGTCCGGGTGGGCATCCAGCAGTACGACGCCCCGATCGTCGCCCTCTCCACCTACAGCGCCACGTTCAACGTGTCGTCGCCCGCGGAAGGCTTCATCGCCTGCGCCGTGTCGTTCAACCCGATCGAGTCGAACGGCCTCGACCGCTCGTGGGCCTACCCCGTGATCGAGTCCGAGCTTTCGCTCGACAGCCAAGGAAAAGCCATCAACGACTCCATCGTCGAGTCCAGCATCTTCGCTATGGAGCGTCCGGGAGTCTCGGCCCTCGACCCCCAGCAGGTTCCGGGCACCGTTCCGGGATGGTGTCCGACCCACAACTCCGTGCCGATCATGACGCTGCCTATCGACTGGCAGGACGTCGAGGTCGGCACGTTCAGGATCGGCGAGCAGACCAAGGCCGGTATCGGCTACGTGTTGCAGGCATTCGGCTCGAAGCCGGGATCTTCGTTCACGCTGCCCTTCCTTCCGCTCAGCCGTCAGGAGGCCATGCGACTGCTGGCCTTCTTCGACTCCCGAGGCGGGCGACTCCATCCGTTCTGGCTTGCGTGCCCCGTCGGGCTGACGTCGCCCGTGTCCATCGTCGGATCTACCGTGGTGCTGGCTCAGGATCTCCAGTCGGTCGATTGGTCCTCGTTCTCCAACATCGCGGCCTACAGGAAGTCAACCGGCACGACCTCCATCCACTCGATCTCCTCGGTGGCCTCGGGCTCCGGAACTATCACCCTGACGGTGTCTCCGGCGATGCCGAGCACCACGATCACCGACTACGACATCTCGATCGCCCACCTTCTCCGCTTCGACTCCGACGAGATCGAGCTTCTCTGGACCACCGACGACAAGTGTCGAGTCGCTATGGAGTGCGTCGAGCTTCTCGATGAGCGGTCGATCTCCATCGAGCTTCTGGACTACTCCGGCCCCGGAGGGTTGTGCGGTCCTTGGGCACCGAACAACAACTACGACCTCTGCCATGCCCTCCGCTGCGGCACCAGCAGCCTTTCCGGGTGCTGCGTCTGCGGGCTGGAAAAGGTCATCGTTACCGCCACCTGCTACGACGGAGACTGCCTGCCGACGATCGGCTGCGGAGACGGATGCCAAAAGACCAGCACCTGCACGATGGTCTTGAGCTATGTCTCCTGCGTTGGTAACATCGCCCGCTGGGAGAACGGCTCCAATTGGGCCGAACTCGACACGCTCACCGGGCTCTGGACCTTCGACGTGTCGGCATTCCTCCTGAGCGGAAGCTGCTGTGCCGACGTAAACCAAGGCGGCATCTGCCTCTGCTTCGCGACGGGAGCCTGCGTCGGGCAGCCCCTGTTCACCGAGGAGCACTCGTGCTGCGCCTACGTCAAGAAGGTACAGTGCAACCCCAACTCCAATGACGGCTACTGCAACTACGTCGAAGTCCTTCGCATAGAACAGCAATACTGCAAGAACGACCACTCGAAGTGCTGACATGGCCAACACCACCCGCATCCTGACCTACGCCTCCCACCTTCGGATCGAAGGAACCTTCGAGGGCATTGACTTTGGAGTCAATCTCAATCCTGTCGATGGAACGCTGCTTTGGACCGCACGCTATGCCTCTCTTCCTGCCGTGGCCGAGACTGATCCCAAGTCGCAGGAGAAGGAATGCAACAACTGCGGCCGAACCGGAGTCAAGAAGCTCATCGAGGGCGGATGGTCTTGGGCCAAGGCCGCTCTCGGTGTGGACCGTAGGAGCGAGGAGGAGGCGCGTGCCAACCACTCCATTTGCCTGAACTGTCCGTCCCGATGCTTCGATCTGGGCATCTGCCGAGACGACTGGCCTGACCGACAGAAAGACCAACAAGGCTGTGGGTGCATCGTTGCACTCAAGGTGCTGGACGAAAAGGAACGCTGCCCTCACAAGCACTGGTGACGAATGCCGAACGTAGACCCATCAAAGCCAGCGATAGGACTTCTCCCGCTCATCAAGGTGACGTGGGACTCCAACGAGGCCTTCTACTGCCGAGGCACCCAAGCCGTCACCGTTCTGGGCGACGACTACGGCGCTGTTCCGGCCATCGACGTCGAACTGCCCGTCATGGACGGCAGCGTCGAGGACAAGCCGTGCAAGATCAGGCTGCCCGCGGACACGATCCCGTTCGTTGACATGGTCCACTTCAAGGGACCGGAGACCGAAGTCACGATCATGGAAGCCGACGTCAGCGACCTGACCCTCACGCCCCGCGTCGTGTTCGTCGGAACGCTGTCGAAGGTTCGCACCAACTGGCGCAGCTTCAACGGCATGATCGAGATCGAACTGGTCGGACGGAAGCACTTCATCAAGGACGTGGCGGTCGGCATCAAGTGCACCGACCGCTGCCCGCTGATGTACGGAGACTCCGTCTGCGGAGCCTCACCTGCCACCGTCTCGGCCACCGTCTCGGCAATCGACGGAACCGAGATCGAGTTCATCTCCTTGCCCAGCGACAGCACCAAGCCGCCGTGGACCTCGGGTCGATACACGCGAGGATGGGTCAAGGTGAACGGGCTCAAGCTCATGGTCCGGCAGCACAAGGTCGGGCAGAAGAAGCTCGTCGTCTCCAATCCTCCCCCGCCTAGCTGGGTGGGAGCGGTCGCGACCGTGCAGGAAGGCTGCGACAAGACCGTCAACGCCTGCAAGGCGCACGGCCGCGAGGAGCGTTTTCTGGGCATCGGGATCGCCATGCCGAAGTACAACCCGATCTACGAGGACGAGGGTTGATCCGCCTCGCGGATCTCGACGCCCTCTTCGCGGAATGGAACGGGACTCCATACCGCGACACGGGCACGACCAAGCAAGGCATCGACTGCCTCCGCTTCGCGTGCATGGTTCTCGACTGGCTGCACGAGAAGCCCTCGTGGCCGGACCTCTCGGAAGTGCCGATGCTGCCTTCCCAGACTTCCCAGCACAGTCCCCGGCTCACGATGTCAGTCGTGAAGTGGGTCGAGAAAAGGTATCCTCACGATGTCGTCTGGAACCGGCACTCGGGCGACGTGCCCGACATCCGGGCCGGTGACGTGTTGGTGGTCAAGAACCGACTTCTTCCGGGACACGTTCTCGTTGCCGGAACCGATCGAAGCGTCTGGCATTCGATGAACGAACTGAGTCTGCCCAACGGAGGCTGTGTATGCAAAACGAGTCTTGGATGGTGCATGACCACCGGGCTGTTGAAGGTGTGGAGACCGACCTCTATCGCGTGGGAGGAGGAGCCCCGCCTGTACAGCAGGCACAGATCCTCATCCCGCTCATACTCGCCATCGGCGCTGCGGTCCTAGCTCGCGTCCTCTTCAAGCCCAAGAGCCAGAACTTCGTTCAGGACAACAAGCCGACGCAGGCGATGCTTCGCGGCTCGTTCGTGCCTCACGTGCTCGGCACCCGAATCGTCGGCAACATCGTCGGCATGGTCGGAGACCGCATCACCACGATCGAAGAGGAGTCGGTGAGCGGAGGCAAGGGATTCGGCGGCGGAGGCTCCAGCGTCCAGAAGATCATCTATCACGAGCGAGCCGCGCACTACCTCTGCACCGGCCCCGCGGCGGCGATCCTCGGCATCTACGCCGACGGCAAGCTGATCCCCGGATCTAACAACATCAACTCCTACCTCTACCCCAGCGGATCGACCATCACCTTCACCGGCTACGGATCGTGCCGAGTCTATTGGGGAGAGATCGACCAGCCCGTAGACAGCTACGTGGCCGCCAACCTCGGCATCAACACCCGATGCCCCTACGTCTGCATGGTCGTCTGGGACCGATTCCGCATCGGAGGGACCCGCTGGCCGATCCTCGACTACATCGTCTACCGACCCGGTGGCATGGTCGTCGGACCGATCACCGTGCCCGAGATCGGAGAAGGCACGAACCCCGGTCAGGCTCTCTGGGAGGTGCTCACCGCGCCGTATCCCCACGGAGCGAACCTCGACCCGTCGTGGATCGACTGCGAGTCCCTGACCGACATCGGCGCTCTTGCGGTGTCGGAAGGCATCGGGATGAACATCGTCACCAAGGACGGCGACGGCGTGGATCAGGTGGTCGGTTCGATCATGCAGGACTTCTCCCTGCTTCTCGCCCAGAGGGGCGGAGTGCTGTCGTTCTTCCCCGTGCGCGCAGGACAGACCGCCACCGTGATCGACAACTCGGTCATCTCGCCTCCATTCGACGAAACCGAGAACTCGACACTCTCCTTGTTCGGCAACTCGATCGTCTACAAGTACGACGACAAGGACCAGAAGTACAAGGTCGGCACCATCGACATCGACGACGACACGGATCAGGGACTCCGCGACGCAAGAAAGCCGCGAGAGATTTACTTCTCGACGGTCACTGAGCGGAACGTCGCATCCAAGCTGGCCGCACGCCGTCAGGTCGAAGACCTCGAAACCCCGCTGACCGTGAAGATCAAGGCGGCGCGAGGGCTCCGGGCCGTGTTGCCGGGTCAACCTCTGATCCTTCCGGAAGTCGGACAGTGCCGAGTGGTCTCGTCAAAGGCCAGTCTCGACGATCCCACGGTCGAGATCGAGCTTCTGCGAGATCCGTACGACCAGCCGACGATCGACCAGACCGACCCGTCCCTGCCCGGCACCGTGCCTCCGGGACCTCTCGAAGCGGACATCCGCTTCGGGTCGTTCGAGTGGCCCTACCTGCTCAACCCCGGAAGCCCTCGGCTCTCCGTGCTCCGGCACAGGGCCAACCAGTCCATCATCTCGGCCACCATTCTGGGATCGTCGGACGGCGTCAGCTACGAGACGCTCGGCACCCAGAACAATCCGGCCACCGGAGGGCTCGTCGCCGCGACGTGGGACCCCCAGACCGACGACATCATCATCGAGGACGGTCCGACCATCACCATCGACGGCAACGGCGACGAGATCACCGTGCCGTACAACCTGACCGCCACTCCGAGCACGTGGATCGCGGGCGAGCAGATCATGGTGATCGGCACTGAACTCTTCTACGTGAGGGAGTTCGTGCAGGTCAGCGGAGCGACTTGGCAGGCGAAGGGCGTCATCCGCGCACGTGCGGGCACCGCCTACGCCCCGCGAGGACACAAGCCCACCATCTACAACCCTGTCGAGGCAGGCGCTGAGGCCTACATCATCCCGGTGTCCAAGGTCAAGATCCTGTCCCATCCCCTGATCGCCACCGCAGGAGTCAGGTTCTCGAAGTCCATCCCGGCCAACGCTCAGGGCTCACTGCCTCCGGCCGCCGTCGGCCCCGACGAGGACCCGATGGAATCGCTCGCCACCAAGACCCCTCCGCTCGCATGGGCGGTGTGCGGAGGATCTCGGCTGGGAGGCTCCGGAAGCTCCTACCCGTGCCGACGTGACTACACCTACACGCTCGGCCTCGTCGCCGGAGCGAACGAGGATCTGGTCTTCGAGTTCATGCCTACGCTCAAGTCGAACGGCGCTGGCATGCAGGGAGCGGGTCAGCCCGTCGCCTTGCCCGAGCCCACCGGATCGTTCAAGATCGAAATCATGTACGACCCGACGTTCGGTGCCGTATCGTTCGACGAACTGACGGTGCAGAACACCTACACCATCACTGCGGCCGCTGCCAAGGGTCTCGACGGCATCTACCGTTGGACCTACACTCGTGCCCAGATGATCGCCGTCGGAACGGACATCGGCTACACCGACTCCGGATCGTTCCTATGGCAATTCAGGATCTCGCACGACGACGGCACCCTGAGCGACCCGGTCATCCTCCGCCCCCGTTACATCTCATCCGACCTCGTTCCCGGAAACTGACATGGCCATCTTCAACATCCTTCTCTCGGACATCCTCAACGGGTCCTCCAGCCAGATCAATCCCGGCCAAGGCGGATGGGACGCTCCCATCTCCCAATTCATCAAGGAGCAGAAGGGTCGGCACCGCATGGCCCTGCTCTCCCGGATGGAGTCAATCGTCCCGGCCAACTCCGCGGCGGGAACCTCGATCCTCGTCTGCCCGGCAGGCTACTCCTGCATGCCCCTCCTGACCCTGCTCTGGCTGCGAGGAGGCACCGCTGCCAGCCCCCAGCACTACGAGTGGTTCGTCGGAGGGTCCGGCTCGGGCAAGAGCGCCTCGACCGTCTGGGCTGGCTCTGCCGGAGCCTCCTACGTCAACGTGGCCGGGCTCGTGGCCGGGCGGCCGATGGTCATCTGGTCCCGACCGGACGCCAACCTGTTCACGGACCTGACCCCGAAGATGGTGCCGGTCCTCGACGGTGACGACGTGAACCTGAACTCCTTGCAGGTGCGCAGACAGGCCGGAAACAGCCTGACGCTGGGTTTCTGGACCTACGGCATGGTATGGCCCAAGTCCGACACTTGACCAACATCGGATAGTGATGTAGGCTCACGTCATGGAAATCCGACGAATCGCTCAATCGCCGCAGACCCCGTTCATCGACCTCATGGGAGACTGCTCCCGTTGGGAGACAGACGTCCTCGATCACGGGATGGTCGCCCTCGTGGATTGCATGCCTCGACTGGTGCCGAGAGGCTGCACCGCCGACGCGGCTATCCTCCAAGCCGCCCGCGTCAGCTACGGCGACGGAACCAAGTCGATCAGCGAGGATCACACCCTTCTCCGCTATCTCATGCGGCACAAGCACACCTCGCCGTTCGAGATGGTCGAGTTCAAGTTCCACTGCGTCATGCCCATCTTCGTGGCGCGTCAGTGGGTCAGGCACCGAACCGCCAATATCAACGAGTATTCGGCTCGATACTCCAACGTCAAGGATGTCTTCTATGTTCCGACATCTAACAACGTCAGAGCCCAAAGCAACTCCAACAAGCAGGCCACCGACGCGCAAGTAGACGAGTTCACAGCCCAGCAGTTCTCCGAAAAGCTCGGAAAGCTGTGCAACGACGCATACGCCGAATACGTGACAGCCCTGACGTCAGGGATCTGCCGTGAGCAGGCCCGTATGCTCCTGCCGATCAACGTCTATACCGAGTGGTACTGGAAGTGCGACCTGCACAACATCCTGAACTTCCTGCGGCTTCGACTGGACCCTCACGCGCAGTACGAGATCCGCGTCTACGCCGAGGCCATGCACGCGATGATCGAGCGTATCGCTCCCGTCACCTGCTCCGCGTTCAACGACTATGTCCTTGAAGCGGTCACGTTCACCAAGCCGGAACTTGGTTGGCTGCACGGAGATCGGCCTCCGATCCCCGAAACCCGAGAGTACCGCGAGTTCCTCAACCAGCGTTTGCGAGCGGGACTCTGATGGACAGCCCGATCAAATGGCACGGCGGCAAGCACTACCTTGCCAAGACCATCATCAGTCTCATGCCCAAGGAAGGCATCACGACCTTCGTCGAGCCGTACTTCGGCTCTGGTGCTGTGTTGCTGTCCATGCCCGCGGGTGATCGTGCGGAGATCGTCAACGATGTCGATTCCGGCCTCGCGAACTTCTGGAAGGTCCTTCGAGACCCCGATCTCTTCCCGGCGTTCGTCCATCAGGTGTCACTGACCCCCTTCTCACAGGAGGAGTTCGAGGCCGCCAGCGAGCCGCAGGATGACCCTGTGCTCGCGGCGGTCTCGTTCTTCGTCCGCTGTCGTCAGTCTCGTCAGGGACTCATGAAGGACTTCGCGACGATGACCCTGCGCCGCATGCGACGCCGGATGAACGAGCAGGCCGCCGCTTGGCTCTCGGCCGTCGAGGGCCTAGACGACGTCCATGATCGCCTCTCGGGCGTCGTGGTGTTCAACGAGGACGCCCTCAATCTGATCGAGTCGTGCGACTCCTCGGAGACCTTCTTCTATCTCGATCCTCCGTACCTGTCGGCCACCAGAACGGCGAAGAAGGCGTACCGTCACGAGACGAACGACGAGCACCATCAGGCGCTGCTTGAGCTTCTGTCTAGGATCGAGGGCAGGTTCCTGCTCTCCGGGTATCCGAGCGACCTGTACTCTCAGTTCGCCGACGGCTTCGACTGGTCGGTGAGAGAGATCAAGATAGACAACAAGGCCAGCGGTGCGGCCGTGAAGCCCCAGATGACCGAGTGCCTGTGGGCGAACTACGCCCTGCCCTGATTGCGGTCCCTGACCTTCATCCTGTTGGCGATGGCCGTGAACCCCTTGCCTCGCGGCGGATCGACCGCCGTGACCACCTTTTGCACCACGACGACGCATCGACACTTCGGGTTCGAGCAGATGCAGTTCTGCACCGCGCCCTGAGACTTCGATGAGAACGAGTTCTTCACCAACAACTCGGATTGGCACTTGGGGCAGAACATCAGTTGCTCTTTAGCCTGACGTGGCGAGGGTTTTCGGTGGGCGTGTCGATCGAGCCGAACTGCACGTTGTTGACCTCGTCCCAGAAGGCCTCGACGCATCCGTCGGCGCGATCAGGCGAGTCGAAGCCTCGATCCTTGTAGTCGTCCTTCTTTTCGAGAACCAGACGGCCCTTGAGGTCGATGAAGTAGAACCTCGTGGTCAACTGGTCGATCAGGACCGGATCGGCCGGAATGTAGCAGTTCCGCTCCCTCATGCGCTTGCCGAGCGAGAACCAGCCTTGCGTGGCCCTGTTGGCGTAGTCGGGCTCGGTGGCCACTCCGGAGGTGTGCCATTCGTCGATGTTCTTCCCTGCCGAATAGAAGAGACCGAGCGAGCCCTGACCCATGCCGTCCGAGTCGAGCACGTAGTAGGTCTGCCTGTCGGTCCACGCCGCCCTCTTCTGCATCTCGAACGCCGCGGCGACGACCTCGGTCGGCTCGGTGTGCAGGAACTTCTTCCACTCGATGATCGCCTGCCCGATGCGACGGTACACGGTGCTCTCGTCTCCGCCGAAACGGGCGACGTCGATGCCGATCTGCCGGGCGATCTCCCGAGAGCCCACGCGAGGCATCAGGCGACACTTGACCAACTGCTTCTCGTCTGCACACGCCCATGCGTCCTCGCTGCTGATGATGCAGTTCGGGTCGCTGTGAGGGAACTCGCCCTGCACGCGAACGCGATAGACGTCGCTCTCTCGGCCGAACTCGATCTCAAGGTCGGTGTTGCGCTGAGGGTTGACGATATGCGGATAGAGGGCTGCCGTATCCTCGGCGTTGAACGTGAACCTTCTCCATCGCTTCTTGTTCGGACCGTAGAAGCACTTGAAGAATTGGCTGGCCCTCGTGTTGGGGTTGCCGATCTGCAAGAAGAGGGCGTTCGGGTTGGACAGAGTTCCCTTGAACTGCGTGATGATCGGCTCCGGCACGCCGGATGCCTCCTCGACGATCACGGTCAGGTTCGGATCGTGATACCCTTGCGCGTTCTCTTCCTTCGTCGCGGTCACGAGCTTCACGCCCCAATCTGGGTTGCCCATGATCTCGATCTTCGTCTTGGTGGCCTTGAAGAACCGGCCTATGGCCGGGTCGGCCGCCTCGATGCGGGCTCTCGCCTCGACCAAGAAGACGTCGCGGCACTGACGCATCGTCGGAGCGGTGACGACGGTCTTGGCCGCGAACGCCCTCCACGACCTCCACAGCGACACGATGCTGGCCACCGTGGTCTTGCCCGGCCCCTGACCGCTCTTGACGGCGATCCAGTTCGAGAACTGCCCCGGAGCCATCGTGGCCTGTTCCACGGCCCTGAGGACGACCGCCTGCTGGCAGGTCGGATGGAAGTTGAAAGCATCGCAGAACGCGAAGATGTCTTCTTGCGTCCTCCGATACAGGTTGGCGAAGTCTTCGGCGGCCTTTCCCACCGCGAGGCTACTTCCGTTGGGCTTGCAGTTGGGCCTCGACGCCAGCAATCCGCTCGCCCAGATGCGAGACCCGTTCGAGGGATTGCTGGCTTGTCAAGGCGATGCTGCCGAGTCGGTCGGTGACGCTGGTCAGCGTGCTCACCACGGCGTCGAACCGTGCGGCGACCTCGGCTCTGGTGATGTAGTTCCGTTCCACGGCGTTGAGGATCTCGCTCTTGACGACCTCGGCCTGCCGGTGCGCGAGGTCGATCCGATCGCGAGTCGTCATGTTGTCGGCCATGCACTGTTGCCGTAAGGCGTTGCTATCGTCGCGCTGTTGGCGACTGATGGTGTTCATGCGTGCATGCAACCAGACCAGAAGCGTCGTGGGTATCGCTGCTGCCAAAGAGAGA